GTGCCGCGTGTAGCCGCAACCTCGACATACCGGTCAAAGAGCCAGATATTCTCGTCGCCACCTTCCAGCAGGATCTCGGCAACGATGGCATCCAGCCTGGCCAGCAAGGTGCGCAGCAAATACGTGTCGAGTCGGAACTGGTAGCGCCGGTTAACCACTGGCTCTACTGGTATCTCGTCTAGCGCAGCACGGTAAGCCTTGGCTACCTTCTTGATGCGCACATTGAAGTCACGCATTGCGCGTCGTTCCAGCGCATCTACGCCAGTCGGGTCACGCAGATCACGGGGCAGGATCGGGGGTTTCGGTTTCGTCGCCATCCTCGTCCTTATCGTCGCCTTCCTCTAACGGCTCGCTGTCTTTGGGGTCAAAGCCGCCAGCAACCCGAATCTCGTCGTTGCTGAACACCTCTTCGCCTGTCGCCAAAGCGGTCTGGTTAATGGTGCTCATTTTGGCGGCGTTATCAAGCCGCTCCGCAAAGGTCTGCTCGGTGAGGTCATCCCACATCACTGTCTTTTCGCCGGTCGAATCCAGCACACCGATGCGCACCAAGTGATCAACCAAATCCTCAATCTCGAAAGCCAGATCCATGCGACGCGACTGGCAACGCGAGTAGAAAAATTTCAAATCCTCGGTGCTGGCCCGCTCCCCCTGTTGATTGCCCACCAGTACGCGGCTTGGAATATCCAGGCCAGCGGAGATGGTCTGCAGGTTGATGTTGTAGGTTGGCCCTGGGTCTGGGACCGCTGAGACAAGAGGCGTGACCGTTGCGCCCTGCGTCGGCAGCAGCACATCATTGCCCCGGTTCACCTCTTTGGCGACTTCGTTGAATCGCTCTTGCAACTGATCGACAGATACGTCGTACATCGCTGCAAGGTTTTTAAAGTCGATCTCTTTGTCGAAGTTGACGTTGAGCTGGCGAGCTGCATTCTTCAGGAACGACTCACCCGACCCGCCCTCCACCTTTTCCAACGACACGAAGTTGTTATAGACAGGCTCAAGAAAACCAATGGCGTCACCGGAGTAGTCGCCCAGGATGAACACGCGGTCAGGGTGAATCTTGATGTTCCGCCCAGGCTGCCCGTTTGTGCTCTGCTCTACATAGCTCCAGAACTTGGGCTTGCCGTAATCCTCTGACGCCAGATCGGTATTCCACTCCGACACTCGCAGCGTTGCAGCCCACACCGGCACCACATCGACCAGGGCCTTCGAGCCGCCCTTGACTGGCTCATGCCACTTGCCGCTATCCTTGACTCGCAAAACAAGACCGGAGTAACGGCCAACTAGGCGTCTGGCATCGGCTTCACGAAAACGACGCCATAACCGGGCGGTCAGAACTCGCTTGGCCTTAGCTTCCCACTCAGTTTTCGGTTTGGACTCGTCCTTCTTCTCGCCCTCGATCACCCAGGGGCTTGTTTTCCAGCAAGTCCCTGCCAACTTCCCTACCGCGCCGCTGGCCAAACCATTTCGGCGATACAGCTTGTAGAAATCATGGAAGTCCAGATTTTGCTTAAAGCCGTACTCGCACCAGGCAGCAGCCCGCTTATCATCCAACCCCATGCCCAAAGGATTGAGCAAGTTCATGCGGGCACGCGCCAACGCGGCGTCATGCAGGACATGATTCACCGCCAGTTGTAGATTGCTTGCCGTCATGCCGTAATCCGCTTAAGTATCCCGTTCATGCCTTCGCTGAAATAGCCCAGGCGCTCCGGATGGCCGACCAGTTCGACGCTGGACAGTTCAGGATCACGCCACAAGCGCTTTTCATGCACAGGCGACCGATCAGCCGCCAACTGCCGCGCACAGGACATGCAGCGCGCACGGATAACTAGCGAAACGCTGCCGTCTCGCGCTGAAACATTGAAAATTGCCATTTATCTGCCTTGAAGTAGGCGCTTTGGAATCATCAGGCCCACGGCTTGTGTGCCGCCCAGCTCAGTCAGCGCCCAGACCATGGCGTCAAGCCGGTCAGGCGATTTCTTTGCCGTTGCTGGTACATATTCCATAAGTTGGTTTTCAAGTAGGTACAGAGCGCCTTTGTGCGCCACCCGGCCCTGCTCATAAAGTGCTGAGATAGGCTCAGCTCGGGCGAACTTACCCTTGCTGGCATGGACACGCACGATGCGGCCCTTAAATCCAGCATTACGCAGCGTGGACTCGGCCATATCGCCGCCCTGGTTCGTCTCGATGACGATAGCGTCGGCATTGTGGTGCTCGTATGCGCCAATGGCCTTCTGAGCCCAGCCGTTCGGGCTGTACTTACCGCTGTAGTCACCATCTACCGAATACTGGCGGTTGTCGCCTGCCCCGTAGGAGCTGGCCGCCACAATGCCGGTCTCGTCGCTTTCGTCGCTCGCAGTCGTGGCCGGGTCAACCGCCACCACCGTGCGCACAAGCTCATGCCTGATCTGCAGGGCGTGGGCTGCTGTAATCAGCGCCTCAGTCCACAGCGCCCCCTCGGCATTGAATCGGCGCGGACGCTGCATGTACTGCGCCTCTGCCGTTCGTCGGTGAGAAAACAGCGCGGTCCGGTGTGATTCGTTGTGCTTGAAAGGCCAAAGCCACCCATCAGGTAGGCCATGATCAATCGGTATGCCGTGTGTGTTCTCTTCCGGGTACGGCAGGCTGTTGTCAATGATCACCGGCAGATTCAGGTGATGCCATTTCTCCCCGGACCCGCCACGCAGCAAATAGCCGCTCAGGTCCTGGTAGTGAATCCGCTGCATGATCACGATCATCGGCGTGGTTTCAATCGCCAGTCGTGATTTGATCGTTTCGTTGAATCGGTCGTTAATACCGCCGCGCACCGTGTCGCTGTATGCATCATCAGGCTTGACCGGATCATCAATGATCAGCGCCCCTTGCCAGCCTGGCTCCATGTGCCCAGCCCGAAAGCCCGTCACCTGCCCAGCAGCGGACGACGCATACACGCCACCTCCATGCTCGGTCCACCACATGGCCTTACTGTCTGCATCGTCGCGCAGCACCATGGGCCACATGCCTTGATAAGCCTGTGACTTCACAATCCCCCGCGCCGTACTTGAGTTCAGTAGTGCCAGATTGTGCGAATACGACAGGTGCATGAACCGGGCGCGGTTGTTCAGCGCCAGGCCGCGCCCGATCATGTTAATCGTCGCCAGCTCGGTCTTTGTATATCCAGGTGGGACATTAATGATCAAGCGTGTAATCTCACCAGACACCACACGATCAAGCGTTTGCTGGATCACCTTGTGGTGTGGGGCCACGATCATCTTTTTGCCGATCCGCTGCTTGAAGAAGTACCGGGCAAAAAATAGCCCTTCATCCAGACAGCGAACCTTTGCTACTTGGCGCAGAACATCAGGCTCAACATCAGTACTCATCTTCAAGTGCTGAGACGGCGGCAGCGACTGATTTTTCATCGACCACCACCGTTCTATGTTCCATGGGCTTGCCGCCTGGCCCGCTCAGCTCCCGCTTATTGGTGAACATGCCGCCCATTTCCTTGGCAGCTTGCTCCATCAAGGATGCAGCTAGGACAATGTTCTTACGGCGCATCGCCTCGTTCGCCATGCGGTGAAGCTGGCGCAGGCGAAAGGCCTGGTCAGCAATCGGGATCTCTGCCACTTCCTTACGGAACCGCTCTCGCGTGTCGTGAAACAGGTCGCTCCACTTCTTCGACAACTGGCGGCCAGACACCTTCGTCGGGTCGTACTGCCCCACCTGGTTGCGCGGAACATCGATACCAAATTCTTCCTTGACCGCCTCTGCAACTTGAGTAGGCGTGTCGTAGCACGCAAGCGCTTGCACAATGAAGCGCTGCGCGGCCTCACTGAGCTTTGCCATAATGTGAAATCCGTCTAGCTTGTGTCTATGTTAGGCAGCGACCTTTAAACAGGTGCCGCATGCATGTGCGATGTTGGCTCTTGCCACTGATGGGCCTGCCTTGACTGCATCAATCAGCCGCTGCACATCTTGAGATGCGCCGTAGCGCTGAACCACCCCAATGAACTCTTCCACGTCGTGACCGACCATGCAGAGCTTGGGGAATCCTTCTTTATCGAACTTGGGTGATCCAAATTCATCCATCTGTTGGCCGATGTGCATCAATTCATGCTCGACCAGTGCGCAGAACTCGATGTCGCTGCACTGGGAGCAGTAATCGGCTGCTAGGGTGATGATGAACTGCGGCACATAGCCGAACCACTCACGCATCTGTTGCTCTTGGCGGGCCTTCTGCCACCCGCCTGCGCGAAACATCACCTGTTCACATTGGCCCAAGACCGTACGCCCTTGCTTTGTGAAAGCTGTTGATGCCCACAGAAAGCACAGATCAGCGTCAATTAGGTGGGAATGATCTACGTTATGGATCGGGCCATCATCGGACAGGATGTTTCGCTGTACCCATTCGCCGATCTCTGGCGCGGGTCGAAGCGTTAGAAATAGCTGCGCTTCCTCTCCAACCAAATCAACAGGCGGGCAAGGTCTCGCTGGCAGTGCCATTTCTTTCATCCATAAAAAAACCGCCCCTACTTTATTAGGCGGCATATATATCCATCTCTATTAGATGGATGCTAAGGAGAGTGATACTTTTCGAAGCGCCACCACCCAACGAAGAATGACTATGGCTTATTACGCAATTGCTCATATCCGAGAGAAAGGCCAGCACATAATTATCGTCCCTCTTGAGAGCTCTTTCGGTGCGAAGTCGAGCACGGATCAACAAGCGCTGCTTCACTCTTTACAGGCTTGCGCTCAAGCAGCCAACCTGCAAGGTACTGTAGTTCCTGTATGGAGAGACGGGGGTCGGGTGCATGCCTTAGCCCCTGTGCCATGGCAGGTTTTTTTTAGAAAAATCTCATGGGGCTTTATCGCCCAAAACCTCAACAAGGTTTTGACCTGCGGCTAACTCCTCAAGAGCCAGAGAGTTTTCGGCGGCAATAGCATCTCCGTCCATTTCTCCCGTTGGGATGAA